CAATTAAAATACCTAGAAGAACAAAACGCACCCGTTTCAGCTTTGGATGCGTTTGTGCATACTTACAAAGCATGGAAAGATAGGCACGATGGATAATTGTTATTTAGGGCGTTTCTGGGATCACGAAACACAAACTTTTAAAAGGTGGCACAAACCACAAGAGGAAGAATGTTTGTTTGTAAGAAATAGCGTGTTTCTAAAAAACGCAGAAAAACGATTTTTTAAAGGTGAGAAATGGGAGTATAAATATGAAGAATAAATTTTTCAAAGACAATGAAGAACTGTGCAAAGCACTAACAGGGAAAAGTCTAGCCGAGATTGAGAAGGAGTTAGAACCCACCACAAAAGAACATGAAATACACAGCTAAACAAGAAGAAGAATTAATGGCAGACATTTGGACTGCCAACATAAAAGACGATCCCCTCAACTTCGTTAAATACATATTCCCCTGGAATCAAGAAGGCACTCCCCTCGAAGGATTTAATGGCCCTCGCAAATGGCAAGCCAAAATACTAAGAGACTTAGCTAACCATATTCAAAAGAACGCTGGCAAGTATGACCCCAATATGTTTCGCTTGGCAGTTGCATCAGGTCGTGGCATTGGTAAATCCGCATTGGTCGCATGGCTAATTCTGTGGGTACTATCAACCCGTCTCGGAGCGACTGTAATTGTAACTGCCAACACCGAGCAACAGCTTAGAAGCAGAACATGGGCCGAACTCGGCAAGTGGCTAACGCTGGCCATCAACGGACACTGGTTTCACAAAACCGCCACCACCATTAAACCGATGGATTGGTTTGAAGAAAGTTTAAAAAAAGACCTACAAATAGACACAGGCTATTACTACGCACAAGCTCAATTATGGTCGGAAGAAAACCCAGACGCATTCGCTGGTGTCCACAGCAATTACGGAGTGTGTTTAATTATGGATGAAGCGTCAGGTATTCCAGCACCCATCTATTCCGTAGCCGAAGGCTTTTTCTCCGAACCCACCGAAAATAGGTTCTGGTTTTCTTTTTCCAATCCACGCAGAAATCAAGGGCCATTCTACGACAGCTTTCACGGAGCTAGGTCGTTTTGGAACACCTTGCAAATTGACAGTAGAACCGTAGAAGATACCGACAGCAAAGTATTCCAGCAGATGCTTGAACAGTACGGGGAAGATTCTACGGTAGCCAGAGTGGAAGTGTTGGGTGAATTTCCGAAGTCAGACGATGATACGGTAATTCCGATAGACCTGGTAAAAGCAGCGATTGACCGAGATGTGTCTTTAACCACCGAACAGCAGATCATTTGGGGGGTGGATGTGGCCCGTTTTGGCGGTGATAATTCCGCACTTTGCAAACGACAGGGGAATACCGTCTTGGAAATACAAACGTATAAATCAATGGATTTAATGCAATTATGCGGTGCGGTTAAATCCGAGTACGACAACGCCACTTTTGAAAACAAGCCACAGGAGATCTTAGTGGATGTGATTGGCTTGGGAAGTGGGGTGGTGGATAGGTTGCGAGAATTGAATTTGCCTGTGCGTGGCGTGAATGTATCGGAAGCTCCAGCCGTAAATAAAAATTATTTAAACCTTCGTGCTGAATTATGGTTTAAAATTAAAGACTGGTTGGTACAAAGAGATTGTAGATTACCACCCGATGATGATTTAATGGCACAATTAATCTCACCGAGTTATGAATACACTAGCTCTGGTAAGGTAAAATTGGAAAGTAAGGAGTCCATGAAAAGAAGGGGCATAAAAAGTCCTGACAAAGCAGACGCATTAGCATTAACAATGGCTTCCGATGCCGCCAGCTTTTCAAGTTCTCACTCATTTAGTGGTTATACGTTTAAGAAACCTCTGAAAAGCCGCATTATACGGATTAGTTAATTAACAGGAACAGTCAATGGCAAAGAAATACGAAAAAGAAGAACTTAAAGAAGAACACGAAGAATTAGAGGAAGAAAATCAACAAGACGAAGTTGATTTAGAACAATTACAGGGTGTTTTAAAAGGTGAGCTAGACGATGCTCAAGACTTTATTGATGCACTTGGGGAAGATAGAAACAAAGCCACCCGTTATTACTTGGGTGATGAACCAACCAGCAACTCTAATTTACAAAGCGAATTTATCTCCACCGATGTCAGGGATTCGGTGCTATATATGATGCCCTCACTCATGCGTACTTTTTTTGGTACGAAAAAGGTGGTGGAGTTTGTTCCCACTGGCCCAGAGGATATTCCTTTAGCCGAACAACAAACCGATTACATTAACTATGTAATCCAAGAAAAGAATCCTGGCTTCCATGTTATGTACGATGCGTTCAAAGACGCATTGGTTAGAAAGACAGGGTTTATTAAAGCCTATTGGGATGACAGCATTACAGCCAACACTTACGACTACACAGGATTAAACAGAGAACAATACATGGCATTGGTTTCAGACCCCGATGTCGAAATCGTAGAAGAAAACATCACTTACGAAAAACAAATTATTCTTGACCAATTAACGGGTGAAGAAGTGGAACAGGAATTTCCCGTTTCTTACGATGTGGTCATTAAGCGAGTTAAACACAAAGACCAGGTGGTTATTGAAGCCATCCCACCCGAAGAAGTTTTAATTTCCAGAGATGCGAGAGACATTAAAACCTCTCCGTATGTGGCCCACCGTATGATTAAATCGGTATCGGATTTGGTGGCGATGGGGTATGAAAAAGATTTTATAGAAAACAATGTCAGCTCCGATGCCGACTTTGATTCTGCGGAGTGGAACGCAGAAGAAGCGAGACAACCCTACGCAGATGTTTACGGCACAACCCGTACCGACTCAAGTGGTGATGGCGTTCTCTACATTGAACATTATTTATTTTACGATTTGGATGGAGACGGAATTGCAGAACGCATTAGAGTTTGCACATTGGGTGGATCTTTAACCGTTGCGAATGTGATGCCCTGGGATGATTTACCGATTGTTATGTTTTGTCCCGATCCAGAACCCCATACTGCTATTGGAACATCCATTGCCGATTACGTCATGCCACTACAGCGTGCCAAGTCTCAAATTATGCGAGACACCCTTGATTCATTAGGGCATTCAATATTCCCCCGATACGGTGTCGTTGAAGGGCAAGTCAACATTGACGATGTACTGAACTCGGACATTGGACAACCAATCAGAATGCGAGCCCCAGGGATGGTGCAACCATTCTCTGTTCCGTTTGTGGGAGCAGCAGCGTTTCCCGTCTTGGAATACTTAGACGAAGCGAAAGAACAACGCACAGGTGTTTCTAAAGCGTCAATGGGTATGAACGCAGACGCATTGCAATCCACCACCAAAGCGGCAGTTTCCGCCACCATGAGTGCATCGCAAGGGCGTCTTGAAATGATTGCCAGAATCTTTGCCGAAGAAGGCTTGACCGATTTATTCAGATTGGTCAATCGTTTAATTGTTAAACATCAAGACCAAGCGGAAATGGTGAGACTGAACAATAAGTTTGTGCCGATAGATCCCAGAGTTTGGGATGCTGAAAAAGATGTTGTTTGCAATGTGGCGATTACTCACACCAGCGATGAAGAACGAGTTAGCACCTTGTTGTCGGTAGCTGGCAAACAGGAACAAATCATGGCCCAGCTTGGCGTGGATAATCCAATGGTAACACCGCAGATGTACGCCAACACACTACAGAAAATTATAGAGATGGCCGGCTTTAAGGATGCGTCACAGTTTGTTAATGCAAACTTCCCACCACTACCGCCAGAACCACCAAAAGTAGATCCAACTCAAGCTCTGGCGGATGCCGAAGTGCAAAAAGCACAAATATCGGCTCAAAAAGCATTGCTTGATGCGGAAACGGACAGATTAAAACTTATCATGGAAGATGATAGGGAAAGGGATAGAACGGAAGCCAACTTAATTATTGAAGCTGAAAAAATCAGAGCGAAATACGGTACGCAAATTAATATTGCCGAATTGCAATCTCTGATGGAAAGAGACAGGGAAGTTATCAGAGAAGCCGCTAAGATACAGGCACAGGGATTAGTACCTGGTGGCAACAGTAATGGAAGCGGTGGCGTTCAGTAATGCCAGTTAAAAAAGTCAAAGGCGGTTACAAGTGGGGTAAGTCAGGAAAGACTTACAAAACCAAAGCACAAGCCAACAAGCAAGGGAGAGCTGCTTACGCTTCTGGTTATAAAAAGAAGAAGTAATGCCAAATAAAATCCCGACTCTGGATGATACATTATCAGCAAACATAAACATCAAGTGGCTTATTCAAATTGTGGTAGCAATCGTGATTGCTGTTTGGTTTTATGCAGAAATAAATAATCGTATAGACAAACTGGAAGATCAGGCCACCATTAATAATATCGAAATCAAGCAGAACTCAAATTTTAGAATTATGTGGCCTAGAGGTTCTCTGGGAAGTTTACCAGATGATGCAGAACAGAATATGCGATTGACTTACATTGAAAAACAGGTGGAAAAATTAGAAAAAACAGTTGAGGGATTAGAGAAATGAGTTGGAATTACGATAGCTGGTTAAAAAATTATAACAAACGCATGGACAGGTGGTTTGGTGTTGAAAAGGTAAGAACAAGAGATAAGAAAGGTAGATACCTTGCCGATGATAAAACCACCCCCAATAAAAACGAAGCGTGGACAAAAAGAAAAGTTAAAAGTTCAAAAAAATGAGCATAGCCGAATCAGTAATCGGAATCGCAGACAAAGTTTTAGGGAAATTCATACCCGATAAAACTTTAAGAGATCAACTACGCCATGAAATGAACATGGCCTTTCACGAAGCCAATCTCGCTCAATTAGAAGTCAATAAACAAGAAGCAGCCAGTCAAAGTATGTTTGTTGCTGGCTGGCGGCCCAGTGTTGGCTGGATCTGTTCTATATCAATGGCGTATCATTTTATTATCCAACCCCTTTTGCTATTTATTTTAAAAGCCAATGGAATTGAGGTTGATTTACCCGAATTTGAATTTTCACAGCTTTCAACAATTCTGATGGGTATGTTGGGGTTGGGTGGTTTAAGAACTTATGAAAAAATGAAAGGCGTTAGTAGGGAAAAATGAACGAAGCCATAATTTTTTTTAAATTTTATTTATAATGATGTTTTTTATAGTTAGGAGATAAATATGACAACAATACTTTGGATATTGTTTGGGTTTGCTTTAGGTATATTTGTTTATCACAAATGGTTTCATGTTGTAGATGATTCAATAGAGTGGATTAAAGACAAATTTAAAAAATGATTGATTGGGAGCAATATCCCAATTTTTCAGCAGACGAGTTCACCTGTTCACATTGCGGTAAAGAGGGAATTAACGAAAAACTAATAGTTGTGTTACAAATTATTAGACATGAGGTTGGCTTTCCATTTATTATTACATCTGGATTCAGATGTGCTGAACACCCCATCGAAAAGAAAAAGGATAAACTCGGAGTACACACAACGGGCTTGGCTGTTGATATAAGTTGTTCGGGTGGTCAGGCACACACGATATTAAGGCTGGCAATGGAACGGAATTTGTCAGGAATAGGAATTAATCAAAAGGGCGATGGCAGATTTATACACATTGATATTTCAGAAGCACAAGAGAACAGACCTCGACCCTGGATATGGAGTTATTGAGAAATGGACATTTCACCACTTCTTTTTTGGAATGTTCTTTTAACATTGGTGGTAGCACCACTCTTGTATAATATTCGTGGCAATTCAACGGAAATTAAAAGAGTGAGCATACTACTCAATAAAACCAGAGAAGAAATACCGAGTTTGTATGTAACAAAAATAGAACAACAAGCAGATATTAACAAAATACTTAAAGTTCTTGATAAAATGGAACAGAAGATAGATAAATTATTCGAGGTTAAATAATGGCAGAAACAGCATACGATCCATACGCATATAGTGATATAGGCAGCAGAGCATTAGGTGGTGAAAAAATTTATAATAGGAACTTTTACTGGTTTGATCCAGTAACCGAACAATCAGGAAGTACCACAGAAG